TATCTCTCAATTCTTTTAATGTTGATATCGCATGAGGATAAATCTTTATCTCATCTAGTGTCATGTGAGATGCCTCATTATAAGTGTTCTTTATTTCTCTATGATTTTCAGTGATACCGATTGCAGTTAGAATATCAAAGAAGGGTTTACCAATCTGTTTCTCATATTCAGAAAATGGTATGTCAATCTTATGATGGAGTTGCACTATCCCCCATGCCATTTTCATATTAGGAAGAGAATCTATTAACACTCCATCTAAATCAAATACAACTGCTTTCATTTCTTTTTCTTGGGGAGAAGATGATCTTCTGTTAATATACGAAAGTGCATTCTTCGATCTGCACAATACTCTTCTGCGGCTTTCCATTTTGCCTGATTGGTTGCGTAGGTTGCTATCTCACGTAAAAATTTCTGTGTCTTACGTTTCTGTTCTTTGGGTGGTAGTGTCTGTGCCTTTGGTTTAACTTCTATAATTTCACGAACAGACTGACCCTTACTATTCACGTATTTTATATAGAAGTCAGGGAAGTATCTATGTGGTTTCTTATCGATAGGTGATTTGTATGGAATTACAATTTCTTCACTACCCCATTCTATAATTGCATCGTTATTATCGCAATACACCATAAATTTACGTTCCCATAGAGAACGATAGAAGATTTTAGTAGGGTCACCTTTGTATTTTTTATAGTTCTTCGGTTTGAACTTTCCACTGTATGACATAAATAACTGTAAAACTCTTTTAGTTTATTTATAAGGTATTTAAATGTCAAATTTCGTAGATAAGTTACTCGACTTAGTAGGTAAAGCAAACAAAACCATTAATTCAATTAAAGGTATTCAAAGTAAAATCGAAAGATTAAACTATGATAACCTCATTGATGAATTAGGTGAGCAAGCAACTGAAGCGAGAGAGAGACTTAAAGAAAGAAGAGATGCACTTGAAGCACAGGTCAGTTCAGCAGTCGAAGTGGGTTCATGGTATGAAAGTAGTACTAATGTAAGATACCTAGACACAGTTTATCCTCAACATGAATTGTTTAACAATTACATTCATTTTGAAACAAGACCACGTAAACACCAGCCAGGAAATCTAATGTCAGGTCAATCAACACCATTCGATGGATTCTCTGCACACCTATACGTACCTGACTCAGTTATCTCTCAAGCAAACGTAACTTATGCGGCTAAAGACTTTGGCCCTGCAAAACAAGGTTTGATGAGATCAATAAATGCTGCATCTAACGATGTTGAGGGTGATTTCTTAAAGACTGCAGGAGAAGAAGCACTTAACGCAATCAAAGCTGCAGGACAAAACACTTGGAACAAATTAACAGGTGACGTTTCAAACTTCATGGCAGGTCGTGCAATCAATCCTATGCAAGAACAAATGTTGGATGGGGTTGCATTTAGATCATGGAACTTTAGTTATGACTTCTATCCAAGAAGTCAAGAAGAAGCAACAATGGTCAATAATATAATTTTTGGGTTTAGGTCATCAATGTTACCTGATACATTCGCATCAGTAGGTGGTTCAGAAACAGAAAACTTCTTTAACTATCCAAACATATTCGATGTAACTTACGTAGGGCCTATTGCATCCAAATTAGATGGGTTCTTACCTATGGTGTGTACCAAGTGTGATGTTGATCATACAGGTGGACAAAAATTCTCTGTTCATGCAGATGGACAACCTATGAAAACAACAATGACACTAGAGTTTTTAGAAATCAAAATTCTATCACAAAATAATTATCTTGCAATCAGTCCGACTGCAACTGCACTTGGTGCTGGTGGAGAACAAAGCGCAAGTGCATTAGAAGATAATATGAGAGGTGGATAATGGCACAAAAATATTTTAAAAATTTTCCAAAGATAAATTACAAACTCCAAAATGGTAAGTGGGTAACTGTACGTGACTTTTTCAGAAAGGCAAAGATTGAACAGGATGCAGTTAACTCATTAATTGATTATGAGTTTTACGAGTTAAAAGAAGGTGAGAGACCTGATATTGTTGCACATAGATTATACGGTTCTAGTAAATTACATTGGACATTCTTCTTAGTCAATGACATGGAAAATTATCTTGATTGGTATAAAGATCAACGCACCATGGAAACTTATATGGAGGAAAAATATCCAGGCAATTATATCGTAGTGCAAAATGTTTCAGATATCATTCAACAAGACAGGAAGTTTTTAATAGGAGAAAAGGTTAGGTCACATAGTGGTAACGGAAGAGTCTTACAAGTGGAACCTACATATAAGAGGATTGCAGTAACAAAAGGTAATTGGATAGTTGGAGAAACACTAACTGGTGAAGTAAGTGGAAAGACCCTTGAAATAAATTCTGTTATTGACATGATAGATGGTGTCGCATACTACCAAGATTCAGAAGGTAAAAGACAAAATTTTTCTGCAACAGGTTATACAGAAGTAAGTAACTGGCAGATGGAAGACGAAGAGAATGAACAAAAACGTTTGATTAAATTCATTAAACCTCAGATAATGTCTAGAGTTGTTCGTGAATTTGAACGTGTAATGAGTAGTTAATGGAACAAAGAAATTACAGGCCTGGTGAGTTTGCACTAGAGTCAATGACATTAGTTAATGCAGATGGTGACACACTTGCAATTGAAGATATTGTTGTTAACTTTCGCATGTATGAAAGTATCTACTCTAAGTTTGTTAGTGCAGACATTTCAATAGTTGACTCCCTCAACATTTTAAAGAATTTCAAACTAGTCGGACAAGAGTATGTTCGTATTGCATTACGTGGTAAAGAAAATGATGGGTCAGAATCTGAACTTGCAAATTCTATTGATAAAGTTTTTAGAGTTTATAAAGTACAAAACAATCTGAGAGTTGATGACAAGACACAATCATACGTCTTACAATTATGTGAACCTCGTCTATTCTATTTACAGAAACAAAGAATAAGTGGGACGTGGACAGGTTCATGGTCAGAGATTTGTTTGGGTGTAATGCAAGATTACGGTAACATGAAAGGAACTGAAATTGATTTTTGGGAAGAATCAGACCCAAGTAACGTTCAATTCATTTGTCCTAATTGGTCAGTTAATAGATTTTTAGACTACACTATTCAGAACGCAGAGAAAGATAATAGTGGTAGTTGGAAACAAGGATTCTTTTTATTCCAAACACTAAACGGTGGTTTTAGGTTTATGTCCATGGATGAAATGTGTGGGAGAGAACACGGACAACAATTTGAATATAGACCTAAGACTTCTCAAATAGATTCACTCAATGCACCTGTAAACGTGCCAGGTGTGGGATTGAATTCTACAATACTTTCATATTCTAGACCTCAACTATTTGACACTTTAAGAGGAACAGTTGCAGGTTCTTATTCTGCAACTATGCATGTATACGACCCTCTTAGAAAAATGGATAGAACATATCATTACGATATGAAAGAAGTTATGGATAAGGGTACACACGTAAGTGGAAACTTTCCAATGGTACGTTTAGATGAACCTGAAGTTATATTGAAGGCAAGAAACCAAACAGACAGTATGTTACCTGCAGATTACGATGAGTTAGATGCAGATGCAGCTCCGAATAAAGCATTCGATAGTGTTGTTGAATACACTTACACTACTACACATTCTTTTGGTGATGCAACAGACGTAACTTCAAACGAACCATTAATAGGACTTAAATCAGATAACACAGGGCCACTGGAAAGAAAAGCATTATTAGAAACACTCCAACAGAACAGAATAAAATTTACGGTTCCTCTCAGAACAGATTTCACAGTTGGGTCTATAGTTAAATTAATTATACCTGAACCTGAATTAAAGAGACCTGACAGTTCGATTGAAAGTAATGTAAATGATAATCGTTATCTTGTAACAGATATGTGTATGGATGCAGACCCAACTAAAAACACAGGGTTTCTTCATATAGAAGCAGTTAAAGAAAGTTTCTCAGGTAGGATAGAAGATTACAGACCATTACAGAACGCATCTGGCCCTGAAAGAATCCAAAATACAGTACAGGATACATAATGAACGCAGAATATTTTTACGGAATAGTTGAAGACAGACATGACCCTCTCATGATAGGAAGAGTACGTGTACGTGTTCATGGTGTTCATACAGATGATAAACTTGCGATTGCAACACCTGATTTACCATGGGCACAGGTAATTCTTCCACCAACGTCAAGTGGTCTCTCAGGTATCGGTATGAACTCTCACGGACTTGTTGAGGGGTCTACGGTATTTGGATTTTGGAGAGACTCCACAAAACAAGACCCAATTATTATAGGGGTTGCGACTGGAGTTACAGTTGATGGTTACAGAGAAACAGTCGAAGGAACCATATTATCTAGATTAGTAGATAAAGGATTTAATGACCCTAGAAGAATGACCCCTGCAGATTACGAAGGAACTGCAGATGGGGCAAACCCTGCACAAAATTCAGTTAGAACTTGGGGGTTAGAACAAGCATTAGACACTGCACCTAAACAACCATCAGAAGAAGGACGAACTGTTAACTATG